ATCTAATATTTATCTTTGGATTGGTTTCCGACCTTTATCCGATATTGCAAATATAATATAATTTCTTTAATATCAAACTATTTCAATTAAATTTATTTCCTCATTCCTCAATATACACCCCAACTTAAACCAACAATCGTCTTTAGCTATCTCAATTGCTTGCTCTTCACTCGTTGCAAATGTTTCTATAAAGTGTATTTGCTTGTACGTTATTCTGTATCTTATCATGTTAAAATAAATTAGATAGTTGTGATTTAAATACCTCAGTTATATTTTGCGAATCTTTGCCGTCTTGCATAATATCAAAATCAAATCCTGCTACCTTACATATTTGAATGTTTTGGAATATTTGCAACGGCTTAATAGTATCGGTCTTTTCTTTCACCTCAACTAATTTAGTTCTGCATCCATCTTTTGCCACCAATAAATCAGCTATGCCGTTCTTGTTTGTTTTGGATAGTTTAATCACGCAATAACCTCGCGCTTCAAAATCCTTTATAATTTTACTTTGAAATTTTGACATTGAAATCTTTTTTAAAATAAGTACTGGTATAATTTTTCTTGTTTTGAACTGCTTTAAATATCCGTTCTTCTATTCCATCCTCAGAGAATACATAATAAATATCATTCGATAAACGTTCCATTGTGGTTAATCTATCTCTTGACTGCCAGTAAGAAGTAGCGGAGTAATCCATATTGTAATAAACTAAGTATTTTGCATTTTTTAATGATATACCCTCACGACCTGAAACAATTTGTAAGGCTATAACCTTATTACTATTATTAAAATCGTCTAAATCAGTTGTTAATGAGTCTCCATAAATATCCTTTAACGCTACTAATTCAGCTTTAAACTTATAAAATATACCTATTTTTTCATTTTTAAACTTTTCAAATATAAACTTTGCCTTTGAATCATCAATTACCTTTGCATTTCCACTTTCAAATTTAATAGTTCCGCTATAAAGTTGGTGTAATTTACTCATCAATTTAACGGCTGTATCTGCTAGTATTGTTTCATCTTTACCAATCACAACTAAATCCTTTTTAAGTTGCGCACATAGCTTGTAAGTAGTATCTGACATCTTACACTTAAGTATATGTTCGTTAACTTTACTTGTAAATCCTGCTTTTTCTTGTGTAAAAGTTAATATATACGGCTCAATAACTGCTTTTATTTCGGCTTCTTTGGCACGTGAATAATCATTTACCATTCCGTAGCCTAAATTCTTTTGCGTTACATTAACAAAATCATGCGCCCATTTATAGAAGTTTGGATATTTAAACGGAGAAAATCTACTAATCCAAAACTGGTGATATATTTGACTAAAACTTTCTGGCGTTGGTGTTCCTGAAAGTAATATAATAGGTAAGGAAGAAAATCTAAACTTAAATTCCTTTGCATATTTACCTACTTTTGGAAACGCTCCGAATCGATGCGACTCATCATGCACAATTAAATCAAAGTTGCCTATTGCCTTACTCATTGACTCGTTATTAATAACAGTTAATTTAAAATAATTTGAATAACCAAAATTATTATAGTCCTGAAGAATTGAATCAATAGCTTTCTTTTTAGTGAGAAATAATACATTTTTAGCATTATATAATTTACAAGTATTTAAAGCCATTAATGTTTTACCTGTTCTAACTTCAGCGGATATATATACTATATTTCTTTGCTTTAAAATCAATGTAGCCTTTTCTGATATTTCTTTTTGATAGTTACGCAGTTTCATATCTTTACTTTATAAAATTCTAGCTTATCTTTAAGCATTTGATTCTCTACTTTCAACTCGTTAATTTGCGCATCCATTTTACAATATTTGCCGTATATAAATAGCAGTCGGTTGTATGTTTGTTCAATTGATTTTAAACGTAGTTCGTTAACCTCATCTTTTGCTTGCTCTTCAATTAATGTTTTCTCACTTCGAAACAGCATATTCTTAATAAACAAAATAGCCTTCCGATATTCAATCTCAAGTATTTGCTCCGAGTCAAATCCATTAGCTCTAAACAATTCTAATTCTCGCTTGCTATATTCCATGATTACGCTCTATTTCGTCCCACACATCCAAAGTTGTAGGATTAGTAACTTGACTTGTTAGCATGAACTTCATAACTCCATTCGATGTTAAGCTATCATACTTCAAATTAAAGAACTCAGCATATTTTTTTATCGAAATCGTTATGCTGTTTTGCGTCTTCATATCCGACATTTTACTAACGAAACCTTTATATCTTTCAATAAAGTCTTTAATACTTATCCATTCGTCATTCTTAAGCGTTTTAATGCACTCAAATAGTTCTTTTGTAATATCAGCTTCTAATTGCTTATAAGGCAAGGAAATCGATTCGTAAGGTATTAAACCACTACTTAAATACTTCTTTAAACATTCAATCATGTAGCTATCAAATCTAGCCCATTCCAATCCATTCCAATCATCAAACAGTTTATGTTTAAAGAAATGAATCGGAGTATATTTTGCATTGAAGAATGGAGATAATTCAACCTCAAACTTCCGAGCTTCAAAACTTCCACCGTTACCCTTAATAGTGTAGTTCGTTGTAATAACAATTTTCGGACTATCCTCAATAGGTAGCTTAATAGTATCCTTGCCTTTGTAAGTTAATTCTATTCCTTCCGTAATAACTGAGAATAAGTTTATAAATGGAAAGTTTTTACGTACATCGTCCCAAACTAAAACCTGACAATCTGTTTTAACGCTTTGATACGGAAAGCCTGAATCGAATCTAAACGCTTTGCCATCCAAACTTTGTACTTTCTTAAGGTGTTTTATGCCATTACAAAATAAACCTTTACCGCTTCGTCCATTTGGGTCGTCTGAAATTAATTCATCGTTTAATATTATAGCCTTATTGTCGCCTCCAGCATTATAAGAGTGCAATAAATATCCAATAACACTTTGAAATGTTGCATATCGTTTAGTACATTCTCCGGCTATCTTCCAAATAAAAGTACGATACTCGCATTCGTGGTGGTCAGTTTGGATGTAATCACGTTTAATAACTTGTTGCTCCCAAATTGATAAGCCATAACTATTATACGGCTTTAATTCTGCATTATCTTTATTTACTTCAACTACTCCATTCTTGTAAAACAAATAGCTAGTGTCTTTAGTGTCTCTTAATACTTCTATTTTCTCCGATTTAATCATGGAAAGAAAGTCACGTTTAAAAATACTTGTTCTTCCGCTCATTAAGTTAAATGCTTTCTGCCCTAAGTTATTTTCCAGGATGTAATTCAATACATAGTCTTTCAATTCGTATTCATCCTTTATCTCCAAAAAAATACCGTTCTTTTTTATTAAATTAAAACCGCTATTTTCGTTTGGCTTATTCTTTGAGAAATGATTCGCCTCTAAAAACATCTTAAAATTATAGTTGTTTAAGGATAGCTTACCATTCTCAGCTTCAGACCAAAAGGCTTCTGTGTTATCTATGTTCATATTGTTATATTATTAATATTAGTTAATTTGTCGAATTTATAAATAGCACCATTTTCTAAATGTATATCTTTAAATTTAAAAGCTAAAAATTCAGTGCTATCATTGTTTATTCTTTTTTCATACTTTTGATCTTTAATTAATTTACGAATAGAATCCACATTTACAATTCTAACTTTTATTAATTCAGTTTCGTTAGAATCCATATAAGCGTAAAAATAAATTTGTGCTAATCCATCTTTTATCTTATCAACTTCCGTATAACCATTGTTTTTGCTTTTTGAACGAATAGTTAAATCAAAATATTTAATGTAATTAAACTTTCTAATTCTTACAGAAACAGTAAAATTTAAATCAAACGCCAAGTCAAAAGATAAATTTCCATCTTCGTATTTTGTAGCTGGACGAAAATACATAAAATTATCATATAAATTAGGAAGAGCTTTTTTTATATGGTATTGAATTTCATTAGAAAATTTATTTTCTAAAAATCTAACATCAACCATTTATATAATTATTTGCAATATTAAACATTTCCGTATCTAATTCAATACCTAAAGATTTTAAATTCATATCATTGCAAACTTTTATAGTACTTCCACTTCCCATAAATGGATCAACAATAAAATCTCCTTCTACTGCAGAAACTTCTAAAAGTTGTTTTAACAACTCGTCAGGCTTTTGTGTTGGATGAACCATTTTTGTTGTATGCAATCTTGAAACACTTATTAAATTACCACGTCTATTATTTACTAATTTTTTGCCTTTAACACAATAGATAACTATTTCAGTTTGATTTCCCCAGTCATTCTCAAGGTCGCCAGAACCTTTGTTTCCTTTATCCCAAACTATTGGAGTTTTTATAGTAAAATATTTACTTATAATTTGTTCAAAATTACTAAATACAGACCAGCTACAAAAGAAATATAAATGTGAATTAGCTGCTGTTTTTCTTTGTAATATTTCGCAGGTTTTATCTAGTAGTTCAAACGCTTCGTCTTGACCATCATTTAACAATCCTCTCTTTGTTATTGCATTATCAAAAATAGAACGATTAGAAACGTAATTAATACCATACGGAGGATCTGTTAATACTATATCAATACAACCATCCTCCAAAGATTCTAAAATTTCTAAACTATTACCATTTTTAATACTTTCATTTATAGTTGTTTCAATTCTTGCTTCTAAAATCTTTTCTTTATATTCTATTTTCTTTTCTTCTTTCTTTATTTCTTGGTACGCTTGGTTAATACTTACTTCTCCAGTGCTTAATTGTGCTTTAACTTCTTCGCTTGCCTTTGCTTCAATTACTTTTACTTTAGCTATTGTATCGTGTGAAACATTTGCAACTTTTGCAAGTTCTTTACGTGTTTCAATAGGTTTCACTTCCGCAGATATCTGCTTAAGTGAACCACCTTTAAATTGAACCGCTTGATTCTCTTTAGCTCTTTCACTAAAAACACTTTCTAACTCTAACGCTAAAACACTTCTTTGATAGTTACTTAAATTTCTTCTACCAAATTGGTTGTTAATCATCCATTCTTTTACATCGTTCTCATCTTTAAAATGTTTACTTTCGGTTTGATAATCTAAGCCCCATTTTGTTGCTATCTCGTAACGGTTATGGCCATCAATTATAACACCATTCCAAGTAATAATTCTCTCTCGGATACCTTCAGCGCAACAATTCTCTTCTAATTGCTTAAACTCTTCTTTTGTTAATGCTGGAATTAACTTCTTAAACTCTTCTTTAATTTGTAACATTTATAATAATTTTAAATAAATAAAAAAAACTCTTGCCTTCAGGGTCGCATCCATCAGACAAGAGTTTATAACTAATTTCTTTTTGCTTATGCGACAAGCTCAACAAATATACGAAACTTTTACTAATAAGTTACGTTTTAAATCTTTTTACTACTTTTTTTTACTTT